CCTATCAGGACAGCGACGGGGGTTACTCAAGAGGAAGTTGGTAATTTTGTTAATGTTGGTCCGTTCGAGCTTTGGTATTCTTTAAATCCAGACGCAACCTTTGGAATGTTAGAATATCGCGGGAGTGCAATTAATGACGTTACAAAAAATATAGAAAATAAACTAAAAATAGCGGAGCGGATAGGTTATGTATTCATAACAGATTCAGGAAACAAGACCGCTAAACAAACAATGGTGGAAACAACCGGAAGAACATTAACTTTAAAAGATGTTGTAGAATCGACTAACTCAGGAATAACAAAAGCTCTTGAGTATGTTTTTATGTTTCACCGACTGCCGTTCAATCCTGAGAAAAACGATTTAGAATTATCAATAAAACAAGACGATGAACAAATTGATTCAAACGTTTTCAGGGCTTTAATAGACGCTTGTCAAATAAACTTAATGAGATATAAAGATATGCACAAATATCAAGTTGAGCATAAGCTTACTGATGAACAAGATTTTGAAGTATGGAAAAGAGAAGTTTCTGAGCAAGTGCCAGAAACTAATATTGATTCAGGGGTTAGTAACTTTAATATTGAGGAAGATTGATGAATCATAATCAGCTTATACTCAGAAATATATTGAAAACTCAAACTGAAATGTTACAGCTATCCCGTTCGCATTACGAAGATGATATTTTGCCATTGTTACAGAGTATGAGGGTTGATTTGTGGAAAAAAGTCGAGCAGATTAAACTTACAGGAGTTACAAATAAACAAAGAACTGACCGACTTAATGTAATGCTTCAGCAGTCCGATGAATTAATAGAAAATTATTACTTAAAAATTCATAAAAGAAGCCGAAAAATGCAATTTGAATCGGCTAAAATGACTAACTCTTTATTTGCTATGAGATTTAATCGAGATTTAGGCAACGAGCTTTTTAAAACACTTAATCAAAGACAACTATCAGCTATAACTAAAAAAACGCTTTACGGCTCAAATACGTTGAAAAGAACATCAGGCGTTTGGTGGGAACAACAATCCGAACTACTTAAAAAAAAATACAGGGAAGCGGTGCAAGTTTCTATTGCCGAGCAGGAGCCGATTTATAAAATCGTGCAAAAAATCAGAGGTTCGAGAGCAAATAAATTTACTGACGGGATTATGAAAGCTTCGTATGTTCAGGCAAAAATGATTGCAAGGTCGAGTATAATTCACGTTTCTAACTCTACCAGAATGGAGCTTTATCAAGAAAATCAAGATATTATTTCAGGTTTTAAATGGGTTTCTACTCTTGACGGCAGAACCACATTACTTTGTGCTATGCTTGACGGTAAAGTTTGGGATTTGGAATATAATCCAATCGACCACGATTTTGATTATCCGGGAGAAACTCCACACTTTGGTTGCAGGTCAACGCAAATACCTGTAATGAAGCCATATAAAGATATGCCTTTAGAAAAACAAAAAATAATCGACGAGAAAGGTATGCGGTCAAGTTATCAAGGTTATGTTCCGAAAGACACAAAATACTCCACTTTCCTAAGAAATGAATCGACAGAGTTTCAGAATCAAGTTTTAGGACAGCAAAGAGCGACTTTATTCAGACAGGGTAAACTTTCCCTTGATGATATGATAAGTAAGGATTTTGAGAAGATTAAACTTGCAGAACTTGAAAAGAAAATTGATTAATTTGACAGTTTTAAAAAAATCAATTATTATTTTAAATAAGGCTGAGCCTTAATCAAAAAAAATCCCGGAGGGTAAAATGAGTTTTGATTTATCAAAGTTTTTAGATGAAAACGGTGGAATTACTGCCGATAAGGTTAAAACGCTTGAAGCGGAAATTGAAACCTTAGTAAAGAAAGGAATCGAAGAAGCGACTGCAGGTATTCTTAAAAACAAGAATGAACTTCTTGAGGAAAAGAAAAATATGCAGAAGAAACTCACCGAAACAGTTGAAGAACTTGAAAAATTAAGAAAGACCGGCGGTGGAACTCAAGAAGATGATAAAAAGATTGAGGAAATTAAAAAGGTTATTGAGAATCAGTTTAAACCTCAAATTGAAAAACTTGAGAAAGAGCTTGGCGTTTACAAAGAAAAGCTTGAAACGTCTATGGTTTCTGAAAACATTTTAAAAACGTTTGATAAAATAAACATAACTGACCCAATTTATAGAGAGGATTTGCTTGAAATATTTAAGAGCAAAGCGAAAGTTATCAATGATATGGTTACTATTGAAGAAAAACCGATTGATACTTATTTGCAGGAATGGTCTTCGACCGACAGAGGAAAAAGATACATAGCAGACCCTGGGAACATTGGCGGAGGTTCTGACAAAGCAAATCCGGGCGGAACATCAAAGCAAGAGATTTCGACTCAAGAATGGTTAGAAAAAAAAGGTGTAAAAAATTAATTGGAGGATAAAAAATGAACACAATCAGAGAATTAGCTTTACATTATTCAAAATCACAACCGAAACAAGTTGACTGGCTAACCGAAAACGCTCCGATACTTGATTCAATGACGTTTGAGCCTTCGACTCACGGATTAAAACACGCTTACGAAGTGCTTGATGAAGTTACAGGCGGAGGTTTCGTTAATATTGACGCTTCACTTCCTGACGTTGACGCTACCTCAAACCTTAACTGGAAAGAGCTTTCAATCATCGGTGGTATTCATCGTTGCGGAGAAGATAAAGCGAAAATGCTTGGTGGATTTAATGCGTATCTTGCTAAAAAACTACCAAAAATCATCAAAAAAACTGGTATGAATGCCGAAACAGCAATTATCTATAATATTCTTATGGATTTTGCTCACAAAAACGGTAAGCTTGTTTCTGCGACTTCATCACAATCAGGTAATAAATATCTTTCTATTTTAGCGGTAAGGTGGGAAGAAGGAGAAATGGGAGGACTTTATGACCCTAACGGATTCGGTAATCCTAATGCAGGAACTGACGGTTTGCTCGATGTTTTACCTATTTCAGGCGGAAATCTTTATGAACACGACAGCCGTTTGAAATACGGTGCGAGAATCAAATCGTATTTTGGAACACTTGCAGTAAATCCGCAGAACATTGCGGGTATTGTTAATATTGATTCAACCGCAGTGGCTCCAGATACACTTGCAGGGCAAATGGATACAATGTTAGCAGAAGCAAGAGTAGGTTCAGGTGGAAGAACTGTAATATATATGCACCAAAAAACACTTACAAAACTTGTTAAATTTAAAGCTTCGCAGTTAATAATGACACCACCACAGACCGACATAAACAGAGTTGTTGCAAGCTGGAACGGTACTCCTATCGTAACAAGTTATAATTTCAAAGACGGAACAGAATCACCGCTAACAATAGCTTAATATTTTTTATAATGGAGGTTTAAAATGGCAGGGTTAGGAAAAGATATAAGAGTTGACGGACAGAATTATGCAGAAGCGAAAGTTTTACCAAAAAACACTACTTCATACTCTGATTCGCTTGAGGTAGGGAAAGGTGGTCAAAATGCTTCTGTAAATGTTAAAGGTGTTGTTGATACAAAAATTGTAATGGCTCAGAACAAAAAAGTTACAATAAAACTTCAGGATTCAGATACAAATGTTACTGAAGATTATGCGGATAAGTTTACTATTAAAGAAATTACATCACCGGCTGATGAAGCATATTCAATACCAATCGGAACAGTTTTATTTAATAGCGTTTTAGCTCCTGACACAAAGAAATACACAAGAATAGCTTTAACAAGCGACGATGCAGGACTTGAAGGAAAGATTGATATTTACCCTCAGTATGTTCCAAGATAAACAAAACAATTAAAAGAGGAGAGCAATCTCCTCTTTTTTTATTTAAGGAGAGCAATTATGCCTGTATGCAATTACTGTTACAAACATTTTTCAGACTGGGAACAAACAAAAAAACACGAAGATGCTTGCGATAAAAACTATGGCAGAAAAGTTGATACAAAAATTGATAAAACTATTCCGGTAAAAAATATTGAATCTCAAATTAAAGTTGATAAAGATGAGCCGATTCAAGATAAAAAAGAACTAAAAGAAGATATTGCAGTTGTTTCTGCTAAAGATATACTTGAAGAACTTAAGGGGAAAACAGTTAAAGAAATAAGAGAGTTTGCTTTTCTTAAAAACATAACTCTAAAAAGCGACGATACAAAACATAAAATGATTGAAAAAATTATGGCAGTAATCGAGGGCTAATATGGCAGTTAATTTTGTAGTAGAAGACGGAACAGGCAAAGTTAATTCGACTTCTTATATTGATATTGACTTTGCTAACGATTATTCCTTAGCTTTCGGAGATGAATTTAATCAATTATCCGACGACGTTAAAAAAGTGGCTTTAAATAAAGCAACGAGGGATATTGATAATTATTTTGATTTTTTCGGCAGAAAAACAAAGAAAGAACAAAATTTACAATTTCCGAGAATAAACTGTTTAGACAGTAAATTTAATGAATATTTAGAGAGCGACGAGATTCCTATTGACCTTAAAAAAGCTACCGCTGATTTAGCTGTTAATATAGCTCTTGATGGGATTCAAGTTTTTAAAAACGCTGAGCAACCTTTGAAAACAGAAAAAATCGATGTATTGACTTTTGAGAACTTTACATCAGAGTTAAAACCTATGAGAATCCCGGTTGTAGAAAGTCTATTAGCCGATATATCTTTTAGAAAGGGCGTAAGACCTATAAAACTTGTGAGGTGCTAAAATGAGTTTATTGCTTAAAATAAAAAACGTTTTTGCTTCAAGAGGTTTTTTAGTTAAGCATTATAGATTCATAGATTCTAAAAGAGATTCAGAAACAGGGGAAATCACAGAAATAAATTCAGAGCCTAAGTTTATCAGGGTGGTTCAAACAAATTTCAATAAAAAAGAAATCGACGGGGAAAACATCAAAGTTACTGATATTCAGTTTATAACTCCGGGAAATCACGATATACAAAACGACGACATTATTGAAAGTAACGGAGTAAAATACACTATAAAAATAATAAATGAGGTTGCTCCACTTGGGGAAAAATTGTTATATAAATTGAGAGCAAGGCGGTGAATTATGTTTACCGTAAATTTGGGAGAATTTCTTGTTGATGTTGAGCGTGAACGAGGTAAGTTAATAGAAGAACACGTCGATATCATCAGGAAATTTGTATTTAATATCTTTACTAACACCGTCTTGGCTACTCCTGTCGATACAGGAAATCTAAGAGCAAACTGGTTTATAAACATAAATCGAGTAACTCAGGAAAAAAATTATTATTCAGAACTTTCAGAATCACAAGCTTCGAGTATTTCGCTCAAGAGATTAGAAAAGTTTTCAAATTATGCAGATATTCCTAATTTTTGGTATATTTATAATAATTTAGATTATGCAAGTTATATTGAGGGCGGTCATTCAAAAGTTAAAGCCCCTCAGGGTATGCTTGCGATATCTGCTCAAATAGAGATTGAAAAATTAAAATTATTGGAGAGATGATGAACATTTACGGCGTTGAAGAAGATTTAGTGCCAGAAATATATATAGTAATGCAGACACAGACAAGCGGAGATATTCCTATGATGATAGGTATTTATGATGATGACCCTGTAATTGAACTTGAAATACAGTTTACTATTGATGACGGGGTAACTTGGAATGATTGCACCCTAAGATACAATCTGTCAGGATTTGGTATAGCAGGAGAAGCCGGACAGGTAAACGAATTTCTTTGGCAGAGTGCAGTTGATATTCCCGGAATTGAGCCTGTGGTAAAAATCAGAGCGAGAGGAAGCGACGGAGAATTAACTTCAGATTGGGCAGTTAGTAGTGAATTTTCTATTGATAACGAGAACGTTCAACCGGAAGTGTTTTCAATTTCTCCTTTATCTGTTAAAATAAAAGAAGATAAATTTTTTGTGAGGGTAAAATAATGCTGACCAGAAAATATTTAACAAGGCACAAAGCAACGCTTGAGTTTGAAATAAAAGATGCTCAAGGTAACCCGGTCGATATTTCAGATAAAACTGTAAAACTTTTGATTGCAAAAACTCCGGGAGAAACTCCGGTAATAAGTAAAGATTGCACCATAAACATAGAAGAAACAGGGAAATGCGACGTTATTTTGACTAAGGAAGATACAGATATACCTTTCGGAACTTATCACGCTCAATTAAGTATTATTGACAGTCAACAAGAGCCGGAAGCGACGGTTTTTCAGAATGACTTTCAAGCCTTATTTATTTTTGAGGAAAGTATTTTATGACTTATTTAGAAGCTGAAAACACTATATATAATTTTTTAACGGATAGTTTTAAAAAGAAATATCCGGGAATTTATATTATAACTCCTAATGTAAAAACGAAAGAAGTAGAAGAAACTCATATTAAAATCTATGTTAGGCAATCTTCTGCTATACAAATGGAGTGTGGTCCAAAAGCAAATTTCAGACACTTCGGATTAATCTTTTTTTCGATTAGGATTTTAAAAGGAACAGGAACGGCAAAGTCAGCAGAGTTAACGCAGTATATTTCGGATTTATGCAGAGGCAAAATATTAAACGGGATTACTTTTCAACCTGAGGAAATTGACGACGGTTTTGAAACAGGTAATTTTTTTCAAGTAAATATGCGGATTCCATACCGCTATAATGTAATACATAAAATTTTTTAGGGGGATAAAATGACACAATTAGCAAACGGAAGCAGACAGCAAATATCAATCGCGGAGGAGGAAGTTTTTGGAACAACTCCTAATGCTAACGGTAAAATTTTCAGATTCACTTCTGAAAGTTTACAAAAGAATGTTAATCAGGTTACTTCGGGTGAAGTGGAACCTTCAGGAATGGTAACTGACCGAAAGAAAGTTGGAGTTACTGCTCAGGGAGATATTTCCGGTGAATTTTCTATCGGCAACCTTGATTCAATCCTTGAGGGTGTTTTAAGAAATGAATTTGACAATTACAGCATAACAAGAGAAATGAGCTATGTTGTTGAAGG